CCGACAAAAGTGCTGGCTTCTACCCCAGTAACGTCAACAGTGACATCCCCCTGCACAGCCACCTGGCCAAGGAAGGCAACAGCCTCTACCCCAATAACGTCAACAACGACATCAGCCTGCACCTCTACTTGGCCAACAACAGTGCTGGCCTCTACCCCAGTGACGTCAACAACCGCATCACCTTCAACAGCCACCTGGCCGACAAAAGTGCTGGCTTCTACCCCAGTAACGTCAACAGTGACATCCCCCTGCACAGCCACCTGGCCAAGGAAGGCAACAGCCTCTACCCCAATAACGTCAACAACCGCATCACCTTCAACAGCCACCTGGCCGACAAAAGTGCTGGCTTCTACCCCAGTAACAGTGAAGTCGACACTTCCGTTGGCTTCGATGCCCACCTGGCCGACAAAGGTGCTGGCCTCTACCCCAGTAACGTCAACAGTGACATCCCCCTGCACAGCCACCTGGCCGACAAAGGTGCTGGCTTCTACCCCAGTAACGTCAACAGTGATGCCTACCTCGGCAACAACCTGCCCAACCAGGGCAGTCCCTTGTACGCCTACGACTGGGACACCTTCCTGTGCCACCACATCGCCCACTTGCCCCGTCGCGGCAATGTCAACAACGCCCTGCCCCCAAGGCTGGTCATCCCAGCCTACTCCAGAGGCATTCCATCCGTCAAAGGCAACGACAGCAAAAACAGCAATCTGTATGTCCACTTGCCCGACGGCTGTGGTCGCAGATACCCCCGTGACGTTATAAGCGCTTTCTATGCCAACCTGCCCGACGGCTGTGGTCGCAGATACCCCCGTGACTTCGACCAAGGGAGCATCGCCGCTTACGTCCACCTGCCCGACGGCTGTGGTCGCAGATACCCCCGTGACCGGGACTAGGGCATTTCCCTGTACGTACACCTGCCCGACGGCTGTGGTCGCAGATACCCCTGTGACGTTGTAGGCGCTTCTTTGTGCCACCTGCCCGACGGGTGTGGTCGCAGATACCCCTACAACCGAAACTACAACGTCACTTTTTGCTACTACTTGGCCAACACTGGCGTCTCCGGTCACTCCCGTGACCGAGACCACGACGTCGCACTGTACCTCTACTTGGCCAACACTGGCGTCTCCGGTCACTCCCGTGACCGAGACCACGATGTCGCACTGTACCTCTACTTGGCCAACACTGGCATCTCCGGACACCCCAACGACCGGGATTCCCCCGACCACACTGCCGACTTGGGCCTCTGCGGCAATGTCAAGCGCACCTTGCCCCCAAGGTTGCGCGTCCCAGGCTACACCGGAGGCGTTCCATCCATCAAAGGCGACCTTCGCATCCGACACTCATGCCTTTCAAGCAATTCTGATAATTGCATTCGTAGCGTCAGCAGTTGGGAAAATAATGGTAAAAGTGCCGCTGGTCGACGTTTTTGCGCCGCCAAAATCCAGTACACATACGGTAGGATCGCCCGCCGCCGTGTCGTTGTAAATCAACGCGCCAAATGCAGTAATTGTCGCGCTGGTAAACGACAAGTCTGCAAAGTCAGTAAACGCAGTTGTTCCGGAGGACACGGGCGTGACGTTAGTCAACGTACCACCGCCAGCTACGTACGAACCTGAATCAGGTACCTCGTTGGCAGCTGTGTAGGCGGTCGTCGCGGCAGTGAAAGAGGCGGTGTTGTTGTACAGCGCTAATTTAAAAGTGTTGCCGGTGCTGGCGGTGAAGTTGTGTACTGCCTGCATCAGCTGCACCTTAAAGCTGGTGCACATGAAGTTGCCTGAAAATGCCATTTTTACTCTCCTAGTAAGTGAACCAAGTTGGGGTGCCCGGCTTGGGTAAGCCTAATAGCAATTGTCGCTCTATCCTGCTCGATTGCCTCTTTTAGATAAAACGCCACCACTTGTTTGACGTTTTCTTTAAATGCTCGGGCCTGCGCTTGCACCGCTGGATGCGACTGGTCGCCGACGTAAATAATTTTGTCTGCGGCGCGGACAGCCAGCTCTTCTGGTGTCCACCCACGCGCCTGCGTAGTCTCGACAAAAACACTGCCCATAAAGGCTTGAACGGGAGGTGTGATCATGGTCCTGGTGACTCCGATTTAAGTGGAATACGAAGCATACCATCCCGGTACTCGTCACGGCGGCGGCGACCCTGCTGCTCAGTACCCAGGCCTTGAATAGCCTCTTTATAGGCGGCGCGGAAATACTGCATCATTTCTGTCGGCCCCTTGGTGTAACTGTATGCTTGGATCAGGCAGGCATACAGCAACGCCTCTGGTGCGTTGATACTGATCCAAGTCGTTGGGTTAGCCGACGACAGCTGGGCTGGGCGGTAAATGTAGCCCAGCTCCACGCTGTAGTTTTGATTCGGCGTGGGGGCGATGTAGAACGTGTTCTGGTCCCACACCGAGTAATATTTGGGAGTACCTTGGGTAGCCCCGTTGGCCCAGTACTCTTTCATAAAAGAGGTGTCCCTGAAGTCCAAAAACAGCTGCTCCCCACTGGCCGGCGTCAGGATCATGTAGCGATGCGTAAGTAAGTCCGAAGGGGCCGCCAAGAACTTATTGCCTTGGGTCATGTTGCCCGTGACCTCCAGCTTAAAAACATCCAGGTCTATCTCGCGAAGAATTTGGTTCTCCGCCATGGTGATGAAGACGTTGATCACCGGCTCGGTAAAGACGTTGCTCCCCACCTCGGTGTAGTTTCGAATGTTGGTGACAAGTTCGTTGTAGTTCATGTGATGCTCACAGTCACTTGCCCAACAAGCCCTTGCGCGATGAGCGCTTGGTCCTGTATGTACGGCTGCATGTTGGTACCACCTCGAACACTGCCGTAGCTTTGAAACGCCGTAAAGCCTGGCGCACCGACAAAGACGGATACGGGCTCGATGCGATCGGGGCGCGGATCACGCAAGGCAATGGCGTCGCCCTTGTAGCGCAAGGGCTCCAGTTGGGGCTCTTTGGGCTCGTAGTCGTCAGGGCACACCATAAACCCCCGCCAGTTCTTGCGAAGGGTGTTGTATGGGTAACGCTGGCCACAGTAGTCGCACAGCGCGTTGGAGTATTTTCCTGACGCAAAGGACATGTCATACCCCCAGGTCCGGCACGAACTGTACGCTGGCGGTGTCTCGATCTTCCAATGCAGCGCGTTGGAAATCTTCTTCGTAGATCGCCTTGAGCGCCGCAGCGCGGTCAGCAGCAAACTTGAGCGACAAGTAGTAGGCCAGGCCTGATGTCAGGCAGGGCAGGAACCGGAAGTTCACGTCTGCAGTGTTGGTGTAGCCACCGGCGTCTTGGATGCGACGGATACGGTAGTACACGAAGGTGTATCCGGCCGCCGGGGCGGGATAGAAGTACACCTTGGGGATATTGGTCCGCTCGACGTAAAACTGCGCAGGTCGCGCCTGAGTGGTCTTGTCGGGCACGTTGAGCCAGTCTTCACGGCTGATGCGCTCAATGTACACATCCGTGTTGGTGCCTTGGTTGTTTTGGCGAATGACCGCCTCAAGCACGTTGACAACCGAGGCATCCAAGGCGATCTCATTGACCCCAGCGGTCAACGGGAAAGTGGCCTGCTCGATCGTCCACAAATTCAACCCACGATTGGCCCAGTCAAGGAACAGCAAATTGAGCGAGCGGCGGGCCGAGGTGAGTTGGTACCCACTGGTCGCGCGCATGCCGCAGCGCTCAAAGGCCTCCTCAACCAGGTCGTCAATCGACAGGTTGAATGTGGTGGTGCCTGATGTGGACATTTAGCAGGCTGCTCCGCCTTTTTTGTAGCCCTTGGCCATCATGCCACCGCCCATTTTGCCAATGGGCTTGCCCATGGCCATGCGCTTGTGCTCATTCATGCCGCCTTTGTTGGCCATGCCACCTTTTTTCATCATCGCAGGACCGGTAGTTTTACTGGTCTCGGACATCACTTTGTTTTTGGAGCCGCTTTCAACAGCACCGCCGCCACGAGTGGCGCAACCCATTCCTCTTCCAGCCATATCAAGCTCCTTTTTTCATTGCACGGCCTTTGACGTCGGCCGTTTTACGAGAAACAGCGCGACCCATTTTGTCCGAAGCGGACTCCATGGCCATGCCACCTTTTTTCATCTTGCCAACGCCGTCAGCCGCAAAAGCAGGCACTGATTTGCCGCCTTTTTTGACCATTTTCATGGGTGCTTTCATATCATTCGTCCTTTTTGCATGTCATCGAGTTTTTGCTCGATCCGGTTGAACCTTTGATCCATGTGAACAACGAGTTTCTCAACCCGATCGTCCACTTCCTTGCGAGTGATGTGGTCTCTGGCAACTTCTTCGCGGGTGCGGTTGAGCAAAATGCTGATCCGCGACAACTCATCGAACTTGCCTTTAAGAAGAAAGCCCATGAGACCCACCACAGCGGTTAAGACCACGTTCCATACCATCATCTCCATTTAACATCTCCAACGCTTGCGGGCCTGACGAATCCTGCTATCAGGGTCCTTGGCAGCCTCAGGAAACTGCTTCATCTGCCCTTCAGAGCGCGCGCAGTACGATGCACGGCGCTTGGCCTCTGCCGCAGAAGGCTTGGCCGAGGTCACAGCTGTTTTAAGCTTGCTTCCAGGGTTTGCCTTGCGGTAAGCTTCTACGCCCTTTTGGGTCATGCCAGCACCTTCCTTAGTCGCGCGGAAGTTCCCGCTCTTGACTGAGGTTTTGATGCCCATGCCCTTTTTGGTTGCCATTACGCAGCCGCTCCGCCTTCGAACAGCAATGTCACGCTGGTGATCTCGGCAGAGCTCACGCCAATGTGGATGCCACTTTCAAACAGAATACCTGCGTCTGGGATGATCAGGTCTTGCGAGCCTGCAGCTGCCGGGCTGGTAAGCGTCAGCCTGGCTGTGCCGCTGGCCCCACCGCTTTTAAGCGTCAGGGTAGCAGGGGTCGCCGAGTGCGTGAAATACACCCCCAGCAACCGGGCACGGCCGTTGACGGCCTGCGCAGTGGTCGTCTTCTGTACCGATTGAATGTTGCTGTTGCTCATGGCAAGCTCCTATCAGGCAGCGATGACGATCACGCCATAGGTCGCAGCAGCAGGGTCAATCGGGGCTGCAGTGATGTTGGACGCGCGGATGGTCACGGTGTCGGCGGCCGAGACAAATGCGTTGAAGACGATGCCAGCCGTAGGGGCAGCAGGCAGGGCCATGATGACCTCGTCACCAACAGCAGCGCCGGTGACGGTGATGGTCAGGTCAGCCTGGGAGACAGCGGAAATGGAGCCGAAATTCAGGGAAGCGGAGCCGGAGCGCACCTTGGTGATGGTGTTGCCGTCGCCAGCGATAAAGCCGTTCAACGAGCGTACTGGGCCGGAAAAGGTAGTCAAAGCCATGATAATTCCTCACATGCGAGTTAAAGCACATCTGTCTGCATGTCGTCAGCCGGGAGCTGTCGGATGTGCCGGAAAAGTCCCGGAATGGGCTCAATATAACCTATTTGCAGAAAAAGAAAAAGGGGCCGAAGCCCCTTTTTCTCGGCCGGGAACCCCCAACCCTTTTTCGCTTAGGCCGAGCCTGGCGAACCAAACAAACCGCGTGGGTCGCTGAAGCCGAAGCTGTAGCGCTCACGAGCCTTGTAGCGGACGTTGCCGGTGTCGAAGTCGCCTTCGAAACCTGTCTTCAAGGACACGCGCTCAAACATCTTCATGCCGTTAGGCGCGTCGGTCTTGATGAAGAACGCGTCTGGATCGGTCAGGAAGTTGTTGACGGTGTAGCCTTGAGAGACCATGCCCATGTTGCGGATCGCGTTGATGTCGTTGTCCGCAGTGCCCACACGCAGTGTGGACTTGAGGATACGGTCAGCCGTGAACTGCAGCTCTTTGGGGATGATCAACTTCAGGCCCTGAACCGCGATCTTCAAACCACGTTCATCGGTGAACGCTTGGATGTCGATCAGAGCCTGTTCCAAGGAGGTCTCGGACAGGTCAGCGGCTGTTGCCAAAGTGTTGGACAGGTTGGGACCCGACAGTGTGGGGTGATTGGTTGCGCACAGAACAACGCCGTCGCCACCGATGGAGGTGGTGAAAGCGCCGTTCAGCACGGCCGCAGCCTTAATCTGCTTGGTCTGAGCCATCGAACGGGCCAGGGCCTTGGTGTAGCGGGCCGACAGACGGTCGTAGAGGTTGTCCTCAACGGCTTCTTCGGTCAGCGAGAACGCCAAAGCGATGGTCTCGTGGGTGTAACGAGCTGTGTAGACTTCCTGTGCCTGGTCGTATGCAACGCCAGCGCCTTCGGTCTTCACAGGGGCTTCACCAAAACCCGATTCCATCACTTCCTCTTCAAACGCGCGGTCCGAAGATTCGATGGTGTAAATCTGAGTGTGTTGGTTCTCGTAGTTTTTGTACTCAAGGCCGAACAGAGCGTTGAGACCTGGCTCAAGTTCCTTGACCAGTTGTGCGCGTGAAATTGCCATGATTAAGCTCCTTGACCAGCAACACCAGCACTGCCGTACAGATGTTCGTTAATTTTCACAACCACCACGGCATTGGTGCCCAGGGCGTTGCCAGGGACATCAAACAGGCCGACGATCTTTAAGTTCAAAGCGGCAGCATTTGCGACAGTGGACGAGTCCAGTTCCATGGTGGAAACACCAGTGGTGGTGCTGCCGCCAGTGCCGACAACGTCAGCGTTCTTGCCGATGTCGGCTTGAACGATGTCTTCATCAGCTTGGATCAAGAACAGCTGAGCTGGATCATCGATCACGTCGGCAATGATCTTGCCAGCGGTGATGTTGACCGAACCAGGGTAGTAGTTCTTCCAGGTGGGCTTGCCTGTGGTGGGGTCGATGTACTGGCAACCATTGAAGACGCCGACGGCGGCTGTATGGGTGGCAGGTGCGAACTTGACCAAGTAGCCATCAAAGATGGTGACGAGGTCGCCTTGGAAAATTGCTCCGGACTGGTTATCAGCAATTTCGTAGCCGTACTGAGCTTGTGCACCAGTGGCCGAGAGATTGCCCATAGGACGCAGACCAAAGGCTTTGTCGATGTTAGCCATTTGTCATTCCTTAAAAAGTTGGATTCCGTCAGCCTTTGTTAAGGCCGCCGAAAGAGACGCGGGACTGGCGAGTCGGACGCTGAATAGTCATGCTGTTGTGAGCATTGGCCTTCATCAGTTCGTTATCAGCCGCCTGCAATTGGTCGTTCGCTCGATCGCGGTAATACGCATTGCGCTCTGCAACTGTTTC